TAGGCATTCTATTTAGAGAATTTTTATTATTTTTCATTAAAGACCCTTAAATTCTGGAATAGTAATCTGCTTCATTTTTACAGCCATTTCTAGTTTCTTTAAACACTTTGTCAAGGTTCCCTCGCTGACCTCACATACTTTTGCGATTGCCTCATTGGAAATATCTAAGACTTTTGCTGCATGAAGAACTAAGGCTAGAACCCCAGCAGCAAGAGAAGGTGGCATATTTTCCGGACAAAGGTCAAGTGTTTCTACGGTGTCTGCTAGCTCAACGGCAATTTCTCGAATCACTGTGAACACCTTTCGACTAATAGGGAGATGGCTGAGTGGATTGGAAATATAGTTCGATGCACGGGTACTTGGTTGGGCGGCGGGAGCTGCCGCGGCCGAAATAAGTCCCCGCTGATTTGCCATACAAAGAATCTCCTGGAAATATTTTAGTGACTTTGTGAATTGCTTCACACTCAGATGAAACATATCGGCAACTACCTTTGGCTTCCGTGGCTGGTTTACATACTTTAATGCCGAATAGAGGCAACTTGCCACTACCGACGTGCGTGACATTCCGCGCCTGTCACAATGCTCCACTAGTTTTACATAAAGGTCTTTTGCATAGTCCATAGTGCGCTGGTCAAACCCATTATTTGTAGCAGTAATGGCAATCTGTTCAAATACTTGGAGTAATGAGCGTTCCCTGTAGGGTAGTAGATTCCATGAATGGAATCGGCGAATACGTGCCATAGCAATACGGGTGCTTGAATTGCCGCCTTGGGCATGGGGAAGAATCATTGTGCCAAGGGTTGATGTAGGAAAACGGGTATCCATTGGAGCACCAACACGACATGGGTCTACCATACCACGGTCTTCTGAACCAAAGAATCGGTATTCAGCTCCAGAGTCAATGTGCCTACCCTGAACTTCACCACATCTCATACATGTGGTAAATTCATCTGATGTCCACAATTCTTGTGTAGATTTACAGCTTGGGCACGCGGGCTCTTCCAGACCTGAAACAAGCTCCTTTTCTTTATACGCAAGCAATGTATCATCACGCTTATAGGGTTTCAAAAGCGAAGGAAATAGGGTATTCATCTAAGTACTTATAGAGTACTAACATACATACGTTCAAATTTTATGAGAGTAAAATCATTACTTAAATTCCACAGAATATATTAGTTAACATGCCTTACATAGTGTATGGCGGCGTTAAATACATACAAATAAGACACGCTGTTAAATGTAAAAAATGTTTAGAAACGATTGTTTCAAATAGTATACATGATTTTAAATATTGTGGTTGTGGTGCAGTAGGCATAGATGGAGGAATATTTGAAGGAAATACTATTTTAGGAAATCCTTCAGATATGGAAAGCAGAAGTATGTATGTGGCAAATATAGGAAATAAGAGGGTATGGCTTCCTTTAGATATCAGATAGAAACACAAAAAGGGCAGCATCTTCTGGAGTCCGAATTGCTCCCTTTAAGAAACTGAGAACAATTTTATTAAATTCACGGGTTGCTATATCAGACTTCTCGGCCCAATGTGTATGAACTGAGCCTAAGGGTACCCCATTAATTGTAACACCTGAATTATTTCCCTTTCCGAAGATTGACCAATCCTCAATAATTTTTAGATGTGAGCGTTTGCCCTGCCATAAACGCCACCAGCCAAAATTATGCTCATTCGGAAATTTGTAAAGGCTCCAACCCGAATTGAAGGTTTCAAGAGCTGCCTGCTCAAAAAACCGCGATGCAGGACATGCCGCCCGCCATGCACTTACTGCCGACTGTGTTTTAAACCAAAGAAATCCGCCATTGTACTTACCAAATTTAGCTTCATCCGAATCTTTAATATTATGAGGACTGAGTGCTACATTAGCATCTTCAGGAACATATGGAAGGGGTGCTAAAAAACAGATATCGGCATCAAAATAAAATACACCTTCATGCACTGCACTTGGCTCAGCCTCAAACACCCAGTCCATTAAATTCATTTTTTCCGCTTGGAATTCTAGCCACAGCGACGAATACATATCGCTCGGCATTTGCTCCATCATTTTCCGGTTATATGTTGAATATTTAGTAAGGGTATTTAACCGAATTAAGCGCCCAGGATATTCCATCTTAGGAAGGGCTTCATCAGCATATAAATACACAACAGGAAGGTCGTTATTATTAAAACGGGCCAGTGTTTTAAGAAATACCTGTAAATCTTTGACAGCTAAATGTGTAGCAAGAGTTGCTACGAAATTAGTCATTATCCGTTATATCTATAGTAGATATGCTTTACATCTTTAGAACGGCGTTGTAAAGAAAGACCGAGCTTACACCGCCAGCAAACTGGGACACAAGGTATGCAAGAAAATCATTTAATGCCATCTTATTATTTACATAAAGTGAAAGTGAAATAGCAGGATTTAGATGTCCTCCACTTATCTTTCCTGCAAAAAACATGGCAACAGCTACAGATACACCAACTACTAAGAAATTACCATTAGACACAAGAGCACATAGTACAACAAGAACCGTTCCGAGAAACTCGGCAAGATATTTGGTCGGATTTAACATTCTACATTAGTCTTAGAAAATAGCAGTGAACTATAGGGATGAAGCAGAGTGAAATAGAAAATTTTACTTGTATTGGAGTAATATTAATAATTAGTATTATTGCTTTATCTGTTTCGTATGAATGGGCATATCCAAATCCGACAATTAGACCGCGTCTTAACCGCATTGAGTCGTTTGTAAATAAGAAGGGAGAAGTTATTGGTAACCCCGAAATAATGAACACTGCACCTGCCGATACAACACTTGAACATCCTCGAGAGCCGTATGCTCTTCTAAAAGATGTTCTTACACCCTATAACGGAAGTATAGTATCTCCAACAAGTAAAGCCTGTTATGATGCCGATTTTCAAAATCGTCTAGAGCGTACCGGAAACTTTCGTCAAATGACAAACAACTATAAACGTGGAGTCCCCGACTCATGCTCCGCTCCAAATCACGACCTTTCCCTTTCATTCTATAAAGTTGAAGAAGTGCCATTTACGGGATATCTGTAATCTTACAAACAGTTACTATTTGCTTAATTGCTTTTACACGTGATGATGGTGCTAATACAAAGGCCCCCGATGCAGTATCAGATACACACTTCCAAAATTCGGCACGCTTTTCTGCTGTGCCTAGAAACCATGACCTATCTCGTAGAAGAATCGTATTGAAAACACGCTCAACATGCCAAGGAATAGTTTCAATAACAGCATACCCTTCTCTTTCTGCATTTGCCACCTCTTCGGCACTGTATGCATATTTTAGTACACATGATTCCACATCCTGAATAATCCATACACTGCCTTTAGCAATTGGTTCAGCTGTGGGTGCCAAATAGGACTCATTTTTATACGGCGATACAATCTTCATTTCAACATATTCACATTCATCAATATCTGTGACCTCCATCTGAATCTGCATTTGACACCAATATTCAAAGGGAATTGTATCATTAATTACGCGCTTTACAGGGCATTTGATTTCCAAAAGCCGACCAATCCGGTCGGCATCAGTAGCTGTAAGTATAAGTCCATCTGGGCTAGCAGCAAGACTAGGGTCAGTAGGGTGAATAATACGTCCAATATCAAGAATTGTAGCCCCCCAAATACTTTCTAAAACCTGTTTTACAACTGGCTCAAACCGGACGCCCCAATCCATCGGACCCATTTCAGCTGTCGAAATTGCTGAACTATTTCCATGCTCTCGTGGTGGTTGAGTCTTCTGAAAAGCAAGTGAACCCACCGCTCGAGGTGTCCCAAGAATAGAGGAAAATTCACTTGCCGTTAGTACAGTGCGTGATTGGTCATACCACGCCTGTGAGCGCTGAGCTACATTTGGTTTATTAAGTAGATTTTGAATATGTTGCACACGCTCGTCTACTGGCTTTAGCCGCCAAAGGGGGGATGCTGATTCGATAAACAGAGTAAGAATATTGCCTACACTACTTATGTAGGACTCTAACTTTTCGTAATCGTCTTCCGATGCTTCAATTTCATCAATGCTAGGAAGATCTTCAGACCATGTATTAAATGCACCGCGATATGATGGACATGGTTGAGTACTATCTAAATACTCAACCATATCTATGGCTCCAGTAAAAAGAGTAGCATCCATCTACTCTATAGTGTTAGTGTGTTTCGGGTTTAGCCCTTTCCGTGTATTGCTGGCATTTTAGGCCAACACACATTTCAAACCGGCACTTGCCATTAAGCAATTTGCATAATAGTGACAATTATTGAAGGAATATTAGGAATAGTGGGTGTTCCTGTTCCGCGAGTTATAGCAACAATCCTTGCATTAGTATTATCACCTACCATAAATAGTTGTAGTTCATCATTTGCATTGAATGAAAGGAAATATTCCACAGTTAAACAGGATTCTACTGCAGCACTTAATCGTATTCTTGTATTGCTATCTGGAACAGTATTTCCATTCACAACAGGAAAAATCTCTAGATAATGAGTTCCTGATGATGAATCACATTGGGCT